GATCAAGTTAGTTGCTGTGTAAGTCGTAGACAAACGACCTGCTGTACCAACACCAGTGCTTGAAGAAATAACGGCTGTACCATATGTTGGTGTACCGCCTGCGGCTGTGTAGTTGTTAGAAACAAACACAGATGTGTTAGACAATGTTGCGCCACTTTCGCCAGTAATAGCAAGTAAGTAATCAATTGTAATGTCTTGAATAACACTGTTGATTGGAACGTACATTACCGCGCCACGATAAATCTGGCCACTTGAACCAGTAACGTCAGCAGGGATTGTTTGTGTTGTTGGGCCTGCATTTTGGAATGCAGAGCTAGGTGTATACACAGTAGCATTCTGGTTTGGTATCACGTTTGAAGATACAAACTGTCCTGATGCTCCGCTATAACCAGCGGTGTTTACTGTTGTGTTAGATAAATCAATATAACAAGTTTGGACTAACTCTGTGTAACCAATATCTCGAAGAGGTCCAAAACGATTGTCACCCGATATGATCGGGCCGTCAAATGTACTGCGTGCCATTATAAGTTTCCTTATGCAAAAGATACCTTGTTAATCGTTGCATCGTCTGCTGGGCCAGTGGCAACAAGGTTGAATTCCCAGATGCCCTTAATATACACTATTTTCAAATATAGTCAACAAATTTTGTATAAAAAAAGGGCCCCTTGTGAGGGCCCCCTTAAGTGCAACAAGTTGCACCTGATCTTAATAAGAACCGTAGATTCCTAGTGGATCAGACCAGCCAAAGCTATAACGCTCGCGGGACTTGTAACGGACGTTACCTGTATCAAAGTCACCGTCCATTGAGTTCTGTAAGGACACGCGCTCAAAGTGCTTAAGTCCGTTAGGAACGTCAGTGGTCAGGAACCATGCGTTAGGTGCTGTCAAGAAGTGGTTAACTGTATAACCTTCTGGGATAGAACCGTTGTTCTTGATAGCGTTCAAGTCGTTGTTGTTTGTACCAACGCGCAACTCTGTGTCTAATAGACGAGTAGCAACGAACATGAGTGCTGGGGGAACAATCAACTTCTTGGGACGTGCGGCGATCAAAAGACCACGCTCATCAACCCATGCGGCGATTTGAATAACAGCATTCTCAAGAGAAGTCTCATTCAAGTCAGCAGGAGTAGAAGGAGTGTTGGCGTTTGTACCACCGTTAACCAATGGGTGAGCACTGTTCAATAAAGATACGCCGTCACCGCCAACGTATTGGCTGTTAAATGCGTTATTCAAAATTGAAGCGGCTTTAACCTGCTTGGTATACGCCATAGCGCGAGCTAGACCCTTGGTATAACGTGCTGACAAAGAGTCATACAAGTTATCTTCAATCGCCTCTTCAGTGATTGAGAATCCAAGAGCAATAGTCTCGTGGTTATAACGTGCTGTGAATGCTTCTTGCGCATTGTCATAAGCAAGGGCTTGACCCTCGTTTTTGACTGGTGCGGCTGAGAAACCTGACAGTTTTGTCTCTTCTTCAAAGCTACGCTCAGATTTCTCTGTTTCGTAGATTTCTTTATGCTCTTCGCCGTAACGGGCATACTCTAAACCGAACAATGCGTTCAATCCAGGGAGCAACTCTTTCAGTAGTTGTGCGCGTGAAATAGCCATGTTTTAGCTCCTTAATTAAACGCCAGTAGCATTGAAGTAGCTGTGGAAACCAAAGTTCCAAGTTACCAATACTTCTGGATAGCCAGTGAATGAAAAACCAACAGCAGTCGATTGTGCAGTTGTAACAGCGGAGCTGATAGTTACTGCTGTACCGTTTACTTTGGTTACCCAGGTGTTTGAACCTGCCAAAATGCCAGGGCCGTTAACAGCCATTCCAGCAACAATACCAGAGTTAGCGGCAGATAAAGTAATAGTTGTGCTAGAACTTGTACCTGTTTGCAACACTGTTACTGCTGTATCTGGAACCATTCCAACAATACGCAAAGGAGCACCACTTGTTAATGGAGCACTTGTTGTAGATGTCGTAGTAGCAGAAGCAGAAAGAGCAATACCAGCAGTAGAGTCACCGCTAGTTGTAGAGCCGCCTGGACCTGTATAGAAAGCATTTGCACCAATGTATGCGTTGTTAGCATAGTAAGGAGTAAATGTTGAACTTACAGTACCAGTGTTAGCTGTACCACCGTTAACAATAACACCTTTGAAGATCACTTGAGGATCATCAACAACATAACCAATACAGTCTGTTGCGGCTGTACTAGCTTGCCAATAGTTGAAACGGTTTTTGCCGTAAATTGGACCGCTAGTATTTGTATATTCACAACCAACAAATACACCAATGGTGTTTGAGGAAGGAACAGATGTGCTGTTATATGTCAAGCCAGTTTGGATCAATGTTCCAATCGTAGCTCCTGTATAACCAATATCAACAATGTCACCATTGAAGAGCGAGTTGCTGTAACCGTTGTTGATAGGGAACATTCTGGTTGAACCAGAAAATACCCTACCACCAATTAGGTTTACAGGCTTTAGCCCGTAAGGGGCTGGGATAATAGGATAAGCCATTTAAATTCCTTTATTTGAGACTTGCACTTAACCCTCGTCCGCGTGTGACCTCAGAGTATTTCTCAGAGAACTTGCGCATTCTTGGATCGTTATCTTTCATAAAACTGTTGTCAACCGATTCCATTTGATCTGCGGCTTGCTTAGCGTAATACCGATCATAAGCTTTGACTTTTTCTACGGTGTTTTTACATAGAATCAATCCACCTATCTCGACATTACCGTTTACAGAACCTTCAAGCATAAGCTCTGGGTGATCTGAAGCTTTCACTGGTTCCCATCCATCGCGCCTCATACGAGACAATCTAATGGCATCTGGATTGCCTAATATATGAGTTAGCACATAGCGATACTCATAACCAGGTTCAGGTGTTGGGTCTGGTAGTGAACTAGCAGGCTTGTAATCAATATGAACTTCTTTTTCGCGTGTTTCTAAATCACGGGTTTTTTTAACATCAACCATTTTGTTTCTCCAATTTTTGTTGTTCAAGATAATATTTCTTCGGATCAAGATTAAACTTTTTCACTAACGCGGCTTGCGTAGGTGTTAGCTGAACCTTTTTGACACCCGATGAACGAGTAGCAGGAGCAACAACATTTGAAGGACGTTTAGCGGTTTGAGCCGTAGATTTTGATTCTGGTTCACCAAATACTTCTGGGAACTTTGAATGGATGCGTGAATCTATTTCTTGATAGTATTCATCGGAACGCGGGTCAATGCCCGTATTGACTAGCTTTTGGTGCAGTCCTAGTGCATAACTGGTAACTTCTTCAAACCCATTAGAACCAAACCACTGGTTTTTTGCCTGCCAGCGCAGGGATTTTTCGTCAGGTCTAACTTGTTGAGTCTGTCTAGGTTGAGTTTGTACCTCATTGTCTTCATTTTGTAAAGGGGTATGACGGTAATTCTTAACCTGTTCAAAGCGCATTTTGGCTTCTGTCAATGCTTCTTGAGCCGCAATAATGGCATCAGTATCATAGGCTTCTTGTGCTTCCTTATACTGTTTACGAGCCAAAACCAAGTCAGCTTCGGCCTTTTGTTTGGCAGATGAAACAATCATCTCCTGGCCAGCATTAACGTTGTTTTTTAGAGTCTTGTTTTCTTCAATCAAGCGCTGAGTAAGCCTTTCCAGCTCTTGTCTTTCGCGCTCAATAGACTCTGCTTTCCTACGCTCATCGTGTCTAGCGTGCGTCAATTCCTTGATGCGGGACTGAACATTTTGAGAGTAACTTGCTATTTCATCTTCTGTAGGGTCTGCAACTTCCTTGTTTAAAGGTTGTCTGCCCCTGTCTTTTTCGGGTGTGTCATCCACGATTTCAATTTCAAACTCATCACCGTCCGTTTCAATCTCAACGTCCGTTTTGTTTTCAATCTCATCGGGAAATTTGTATGTGTCGTTCATATATTTCCTTTACATAGCACGGGTAATACCGCGTGGGTCTTGCACAACTGCATCTACTTGATCTTCGTTAATAAGCCTAAACTCTTTGCCAAAAATCATGAAACGTGTACCAGCATAAGTTCGAGTCAAAATGAAATCACCAGGCTTGCACCAGGGTCCATTTGGGTATCTTTCTTTATCTTGGTATGCGTCAGGTCCTACTTTCAACACAAACAAAACGGTTGTGGCGCTCTGTTCTTGCTGTGCGAAATGGGAAGGTCTAACCAAATCAAGCTCGGTTCCATCTAACTTATCGGATACCTGTGGTACGCCGCAAAGTATTTTGTAACCAACTGGGTCTGGAAGCGCTGTAGCCTTTTGCTCATCTGTTGCATCCTCTACTGGGCTCTCAATAGGTTGGATGGGTTCAGGCATTTGCACGCCTGGTGGAAGAATTAAATCACTCATCTTTGTCTACCTTTTCCGCAAGATCAATAACATAACGCTCTGCAATGGCTAGACCTTGGATCACCCCACAGAGTTTTTGGTACTCGTCAAAATTTTTGCATACTCCCGCCGCGAGATCATCAGCGTAGTTGTTCATGTCTTTGCGTATGTATTCGCGCAATACGCGTGCGAAGTCTTGTATCATTCTTTAGATTTCTCCTTTGGTTTTTCGGCGGCTTGCTTGACTTGCCGTGCTTGTTGCTCCATCCTAAGATTCTCTTGCTGTCTGTCAAGATGATCTTTTTGAATGGTATGCAATCTGTCTGCGGAGTTTTCTCCGTGTTCAAGAGCTGTCTTCCTAGCGTCCATGCGCTTGTCTTCCATCTCTCTGCCATGCTCTAAAGCGGCCTGGCGAGCCGTAAGTTCTTGTTGAGATTTTGTCTTCGCAATATCAACCCCAACTTGCGTTCCAGTACGCATCTCTTGAGATTTGATATTTTCTTTTTGATGCTGTATATCTGCACCAATTTTCATAGCTCCTAACTGTAAAGTACCAGAAACCTTTTCCTTCTCAAGCGCCAAACGTGCCGCCTCAAGTGTGGAATCTGTCTGCAACTTAGACTGTGCCAACTGCATATCTTGTTGCATCTTTTGCTGTTTGATTGCAACTTCTTGCTGTCTAATCTGCAACTCTTGTTGCTGTAACTGTATAAGCGGGTCTTGTGCTTGCTGTTGCGCTTGTTGCTGAGCCGCCGCCGCCTGGTGTTGCTGTA